GTCTGATAGGCTATATTCTCGCCCGGGGTTAAATAAATGCGTTGGTCCCTCAGCTTCAAACGGCGGGGGGCTATCAAAACGGAGTTGAGGGTACGAATAACCCGGCGTGGAACATGGATGTGTCGATAGAAGTCGAGCTTGTTCTTTTGCGCATGAGCCCCTTGAGTGCGATCATAGGCCGAAAAATCGCACTCGAACTCTTTGATTTCTCCGTCGTCATCTCGGAACAAAGCGAAAGTATCATCGCCCTGGACTATAAAACACGCGGTAACCCCGCTGTGTATAGAAGAAAGAGCATCTCTATACCACTGTGTGAGCAATTCAGCGGTCGCCCCGCAACTGTAGGTAATCGAGTATATCCGACTACGTATGCGGAAAAACTTGAGCTCGTACGAGAATAAGGCAGGAAAATAAACTGAGCTAACATGGTGTATGATCGGGGCAGTGACGACCTGACAAGTGGCGTCAACATTAATTATCGGGCGGGGCTTGCACCATGCATCCTGGTAAAGAACACTAGACGGGTCGACGCGGCTAGTGCGGCGAAAGTCAACAGTGTCGCCTTTGACTTGTATCTCCGCAATGTATTTCATTCGGGCTCCCTCTTCTAACGCTTGTCGAGCGTTGAACATACGATCTATCTTGGGTTTCGAGCTCAAATGAAAAACCCACTTGTAGAAAAGCGACTCGGAATCACTATTTCGAACCTCATGGAAATCTTCGTCGATCTCTGGGTCCTCCGACCGAAGCTGGTCGACGACGGCTAGAAATGTTCGGGACGCGCGCTCCCAATGTCTAGCCAATTCACATGGGACGTCTTCTGATTCCTCGACTTCGGCGTACTGGTGCAACCGGCAAGAGCAGTCATGAGCCCGATGAGCAAGTAAACGGTGACATATAGCCGCTGCGAGCATGGCGGGACCTTCGGGACGCTCTGGGGGGAAAACGTGTTCGCCACCCTGGACTGCCCAACGATATACACCGGAGTTGGGCGCTTCATTCGGGCGTACGGCGAGGCTGTAAATGTTGGCGTAGCTAATAGGCTCATAAGGAGAGTTTGGAGGGGCGTCCTCAATACGTGGATCAAGAACGGCTGGATAAAAAACTGTTCGATTGGCGGTGATATCTTGGTAAAGGACGTTGCAACACAAATAGGCGCCGAGTACAGCTATAAAAGGTGCATAAGCAGGAGCAGCGCCGGCCAAGATGGCTTTACCGCCTAACATACGTGTGAAAGTGTCAATGTTCCACGCAGCGTGGATGACGGTGCCGACGCCAAAACCGGCCCATTGAAAAAGGGTGTGGAGACCGACTCGGAAAATCGATTTCGGGAAACAAGTGGCGGGACTGAACCGCCCGACGACAACGTCTTGAACTACATCTGCAACTGTGTTGAGAACAGGACCGGCCCACCACTTACCGGTTATTTTATATACAGCTTGCTTGAAAAGCTCCTCACCGGCCGCGCATGCTATAATTTGAGCACAAAACGACAGAACATTGATAGCAGGGCGGACGAGAGAGTCGACAATGCGGTCAGAGGCGTCTAAAACATCCTCACTCGTCAGTATCGCCCCTGCAACCTGTTGTTGAACTGCAGGAACGACCAAATCCGTAACGAGACGGGTGAGATTAACCGGAGGGGCGGACTCTATGACGGTTTCCACAATGGCCGGAACCTGAACGGCAGCGGACGGTGACAATTCAATATAGAACGGGGGAGGTCGATACGCCAAAATCGAACTACATGTGACGCCGGGGAACTTGTACTTCAAATACAAGAAACAAAGTGCACTCAAACCGCCGGCGACGGCCCAGACCCATGTAGGGATCTGGGCTCGAGTGTGAACAATAGGCTGACCGAAATTAAACCCGTTTGGATAAGACGAGATCTTATCGTATATTTGCCCGTCTCGAACCCTATCGAGGTTATAATAGTAGGCAACAGTATCCTTGATAAGGCGGTCAGGCTCTAAACAGCCTGAGATATAGAGCTTAGCGGCGTTGTCCGCTTTGAAGTACTCCTGAACGTCGGCTGAAAGGGCGGAAAAAGAATTGCGAGTGGCGGGTTTCATCGAGTACTTAGAGTACACGGATGCCGGTAACGACCATACGATAATATCTTGAGAACGATACAGATACCGATCGAGCAGCGAGGTAAGGGTGGGGAAGTGTCTACGGAATAACGACTCTGGCGACCAATCGTCGCCGCACTGAGGAGTCGTCTCAGCGACGAACGCGACGTTCCGAACGCGAACGGGTGAGGGGACACGAACGATTGGAAGCTCCTCAACTATGTTAACGGCAAAAACATAGTACTCCCCGACCTGAGAAGAAAAACCCCACGATAAAAACCGATCGCCAACGCGCCAGTGGGTCTTTGAGAAGAGCCAATCAGTGTCTTGAAATTGAACGTAAGGCGGCTCATCGATGGTGGGGTGGTAATGGATCGCTTCGCCTCGACGTTCATAGTAGGCTCCCGAAGAAAAGGTGCCACCGACTACCGGATATAACTTACCTCCACTAAGGTAGTGTTTCGGAAAATAACGGACGGCCATCCACAACTGGGCTTTAGGGTTGTACGCGTCCATTCGCTCAAATATGTCTTCGGGCGACGCGTCATAGACATCCATCATCATAAAACCCGACGGCGTAGGGATTCCAGATGTGGTATCTTTAACCCCTTTCATGATGTCGAGGTTAGTAATGCTCGGTGGACTGTAGACCCGACACCTATGCTCGATTTCCTTGGCGGCAACGACGTTAGGGTCGACTGACAGAAACAACCACGTCTTTTGACAGCCCCAAAGGTCTACAAGAATAAGATCGGTGTAGCCCTCTTCTTCGCACAACTCTTGCGCTCTCTTGGCCGAGCGACAAACCATATAATGAGCAGCACATTGTCGTTGGAAGTCAGCTAGGGCGTGGGGATTGGCCGTAATCCCGGCCGCATGGTGTTTTACGCCATTGGCTTTGGCGTATTCAACAATGATTTTATTCTTGGCCAAAGGGCGAGAATGCTTCAACCGTGAAGAAAAGCCTCGACCGTTCAACGGGGGGGGAACGGGAGAACGCGGTGGAATCGGTGTAGAGGAGTCGCTGTCGGATCCTTCGTCATCGCTGTCGTTTGACGACGAGCTGCGAATGCTCGAACGTGATTCGGTGGGGCTCATAGATGAACAAGGCGTCGCACTACCAGACGACGTCGACGATTGGGTGGTCGAAGTAGAGCTCGAAGTGGACAAAGGTCCATATCCACCGACGCGTTTAGCGTCGTAGGCTTTTTTGAGCCTAATGTCAGCGGCTAAGAGACGCTGTTTCTCTTGCGGGCTGAGTTTTGAAACATCCATCGGAGCTCCTTGAACGATGGGGGGAGGAGGATTTGCGAGTTCAGTGCGCTTCTTCAGCGCTTTCTTGCATGCGCGCGAGCTGTCAAGTTCTGGGGGTTCGCATGGACGCAGCTCGTCGTCGTACGAAGGTTTGATATGATTCTGTGAAACGCGGAACTCGGGTGGTTGGTCCTTATACGATACACGATCGTGCTCAACGCGTTTACTCTTAGTAGGTTTATAGTCTCGCTCCACGGCAGAGGGCGACCGAGGAGTTTGACTGATTTTCATCTTAATTTCTTTAGGGTCATCCTTCCCAGCAGATGGTGACGGGGAAGGTAGACTAAGTTTATTATCATTCAATTTGTTAGAAAGCACCGGATTC